TTTGGTCGTAAAATGCGTAACCTTATGGATAGCGCGGATTATGAGCGTGTGTTCCCGCAAACAAAACTGCGCGCAGATACCAAAGCAGCCGGACGTTGGGAGACAAATGAGGGCGGTGAATACTACGCCTCGGGTGTGGGGGGTGCAATTACGGGCCGTGGTGCTGATTTGCTGATTATTGATGACCCCCATAGTGAACAAGATGCACTTAGCCCCAACGCCATGGATAATGCGTACGAATGGTACACATCTGGACCACGGCAACGTCTGCAACCGGGAGGGGCCATTATCCTGGTGATGACACGTTGGTCGGTAAAAGACCTAACAGGACAGCTCATTAAGGCTCAGGCATCGGATGATATGTCCGATAGGTGGGAAATTGTGGAGTTTCCCGCCATTATGCCAAATGAAGAGGCTGTCTGGCCAGAATACTGGAAAGTGGATGAATTATTAGGGGTAAAAGCTAGTTTGAGCGTGAGTAAATGGAACGCTCAATGGATGCAAAACCCAACTGCCGAAGAAGGCAGCTTAATTAAACGTGAATGGTGGAAACGTTGGGAGCGAGAAACTGTTCCTGGACTAGAATATATCATTCAAAGCTACGATACGGCGTTTAGTGCTAAGGAAACCGCTGATTATAGCGCAATTACCACTTGGGGAGTGTTTAAACCGAACGAGGATGAAACTTTTCACATCATTTTGCTTGATAGTATAAAGGGTCGTTGGGAATTTCCGGAATTGAAACGTGTGGCCCATGAACAATACAAGCAATGGGATCCAGATAACGTGGTAATTGAAGCAAAAGCTAGTGGTTTACCGTTAACGTATGAATTACGTCAGACGGGAATTCCCGTTTCTACCTATACCCCCACCCGTGGAAATGATAAGGTGACTCGTGTTAATGCTGTTGCGCCGTTAGTAGAATCGGGTATGGTGTGGGCACCGGAAAAAAGTTTTGCTGATGAATTAATTGAAGAATGTGCAGCGTTTCCTCTAGGTGAGCACGATGATTTGGTAGATAGTACCGTTCAGGCGTTGTTGCGTTTTCGCCAGGGAGGATTTGTTAATCACCCCGACGATTATGAGGACACTGCTCCCCGTAGCTTCATGCGTCCAAGGGAATATTACTGATGGTTGTAGATAAACGCCTTACAGGTGATCCTGCTGCGGTTGTTGATGAAGAGTTTTTGTCTGAAAATATTATAGATGTCCCCTCGGATGATGAGATTCTATCCGATGATGTATCTATTACTGAGGATGATGAGGGCGGCGTGGTTGTTGATTTTGACGCATCCGCCATGATGCCTGATGATTCCGGTGATTTTTTTGCTAACCTTGCAGATTCAGTAAATCCAGGTGAATTGACCAAGCTTGGAAATGATCTAATTGGCTTTTATAAAGAAGACAAACAGAGCCGAAAAGATTGGGAAATGGCCTATGTTGAAGGGTTAGATCTTTTAGGCTTTAAATATGAAGAACGCGAACAGCCTTTTAGGGGAGCTAGTGGTATTTCGCACCCATTACTGGCGGAAAGTGTGGTGCAGTTTCAGGCGCAAGCGTATAAGGAACTTTTGCCCCCTGATGGCCCTGTACGAACCCAGATTGTAGGTGCCATATCCCCTGAGGCTGAAAAACAAGCCCAGCGTGTAAAGCAGTACATGAATTATCAGATTACTGATGTGATGGAAGAATATGATCCGGATATGGATCAATTATTGTTTTATCTCCCATTAGCGGGTTCTGCTTTCAAAAAAGTTTATTATGATGAATCCATGCAGCGGGCAGTCAGCAAGTTTGTTGCTTGTGAAGATTTAGTAGTTCCTTACACAACGACAAATCTACAAAGTGCCGAACGCATCACGCATGTTGTGCATATGCAGGTAAATGATTTGCGCAAAATGCAGGTGAATGGATTCTATAGGGATGTATCAGTATATCCAGAAACTATAACGGCTTCAGACTCGCAATCAAAGGTTGATGAATTGCAGGGTGAGCGACCTGGAGGGCATGACGAAGAATACATCTTGTTGGAATGCCATGTTGATTTAGACCTTTTAGGTTATGAGGATACTGATGAAGCAGGTGAACCCACCGGGGTACGACTCCCTTATATTGTAACGGTAGATGAAAATTCAGGTGAGGTTTTGGCCATACGCCGAAACTGGGGGCCAGAAGATCCGTTAATGGCGAAGAAACAGTATTTTGTGCATTTCAAGTTTCTTCCTGGGTTAGGGTATTATGGTTTTGGTTTAATCCATATGATTGGTGGATTAAGCCGTTCGGCAACTTCAATTCTACGGCAGTTGATTGATGCAGGCACACTGGCTAATCTCCCCGCTGGCTTCAAGGCTCGCGGTATTCGCATACGTGATGATGATGAGCCTTTGGCTCCTGGCGAGTTTCGCGATGTGGATAGTCCTGGTGGTAATCTGCGTGATTCTTTGTTGCCTCTACCGTATAAAGAGCCAAGTGCGACATTATTCCAATTACTTGGCTTGATCATACAATCAGGACAAAGGTTTAGTGCCATTTCGGAATTGCCCATTTCTGAAAATGGGTTAAACCGTGAAATGCCTGTTGGTACTACCATGGCGCTATTGGAGCGCGGTACCAAGGTCATGTCTGGTATTCATAAACGACTGCACTATGCGCAGCGCATAGAATTAAAATTGCTGGCTGGTGTATTTGCGGATTACTTACCACCCGAATATCCATATGACACGATTGGTGCTGAAAGGAATGTTAAGGCTTCTGATTTTGATGATCGTGTAGACATCATACCCGTTAGTGACCCTAACATCTTTAGCAGTAGTCAACGTGCCATGCTGGCGCAGATGCAACTACAGTTGGCGCAAGCTGCCCCTGAGATGCACAATATGTATGAAGCGTATCGGCGCATGTATGAGGCTTTAGGGGTAAAGGATGTTGATCTTATTTTGCCGCCTCCTAAAGATCCACAACCAATAGATGCTTCTGAGGAAAACCGGAACGTTTTAAGCAATCAGCCAATTGAAGCGTTTATGGAACAAAATCATCAAGCGCACATTGTTGCGCATATGGCCATGCTGAAAACGCCTATTGTTATGGCTGCTCCTATGGTTATGGGTTCATTAACGGGTCATGTGGCACAGCATATTAGTATGCAGGCGAGGCAAATAGTGACCCAAGAACTTGAACCCCAGATTCAGCAAGCACAGGCGCAAGGTGTGCAATTAGACCAACCGCAGCAGCAGCAATTAATGGCAGATGCAGAAAACCGTGTATCTGAATTAATAGCACAAATCACCACTGAAATTATGGCGGCTACAGGGGAAAATGAAGATCCTTTGGTTGAACTACGTCGCCAAGAGCTGCGTATTAAGGAAGCTGATTTATACCGCAAGGCACAGGATGATGAAGAACGGTTAAAATTGGATCAGAAGGAAAATACAGATCGCAATAAAATAGCGCGAGAGAAAATTGATTCTCAGGAAGACATAGCTGAAATGCGAGGTCAGATTGCAGCAGCTAAATTAGACGCCGATGAAGATAAGACTGAAATGCAGGGCCGTCTTGCGGTTGCAAAATTAAAACAGGATAGAGCACGAGTTAATTAATGCCCTTCAAGTCAGAAAAACAACGGCGATATTTAGCCGCCAAGAAACCAAAGGTTTTCAAGAAGTGGGCAAAGAAGTATGGTGGTAAACTCCAACCAAAAAAGAAAACCACAAAACGAGTAAAAAAGCGATAATTATGGACGATATTTCATACGCCACTTCTAAAATTGTAAGACTTATTCGTGAACGCCTTGATGAACTACAAGAGGGCATGATGGCGGGTAGTTTTACCAATTATGAAGATTATCGTTCTGCAGTGGGGGAAGTGCGGGGATTAACCTTTATTGAACAGTATATTGTGGAACTTAGGAGTAAGGCAGGAGACTATGATGAAGACTGAAGGAAAACAAAATTTAGAAGCTCAAGGCAGTTTAGCGTTAGCGTATACTTCGGAAGAAAACCGTGTATTGGATCCAGAGTTGCTTGATAAAACAGCCATGGAGCGTTTGCCGACCCCCACAGGATACCGTGTTTTGGTTATGCCGTATAAAGGGAAAGCAAAAACGGAAGGTGGTATCATCTTAACCGATGAAACAAGAGACCGAAATGCCCTCGCCACGGTGGTCTGTTATGTTTTAAAACTTGGTCCTGATTGTTATGCAGATTCAGATAAATATTCACAACCCTATTGCAAAGAAAAAGATTGGGTGGTAATTGGTAGGTATGCGGGAGGTCGGTTTAAAATCGAAGGAGCTGAATTGAGACTTTTAAATGATGACGAAATTTTGGCCACGATTCTCGACCCCGATGACATTGCTCATGTTTAGAAAGTGAGGGAAAATGAGTAGTATTGACACAGAACAGAACACCCAGTCACAAGTTGATTCACAAGAAGATGAGGGAGATGTGGATGTCATTCTTGATGAGGAAAACGTATTATCTTCGGATGGATCTAATATCGATGCTGGCGACGATAGACCTGTGGCAGCGAGCGATAGTTCGGAGCATGAGGACTATAGCGAAAAAGTTAAAAAACGCATTGATAAACTTACCAACCGATATCATGAGGCTGAAAGACGAGAAACTGCGGCGTTAGATTATGCCCGAGGACTGCAGGAAACAAATAAAGATCTTAGCAGCCGAATAAACAACCTTGATAAAGGTTATCGCAGCGAATTCAGCACACGTATTGACAGTCAA